AAAATGGATAGCTCAAACCCAATATTCTCAAAAGATCAAGTAACCGTTGCCGACATGAGTCAAGACCTGTATGCCGACAAAAGACAGGATTACAGTCGTATTAAGCAAATAATAGCAGAAGGAAAACGCAGTTTAGCCCCCGTACGACCGGGCGCACCTGTGCGAGATGTACCTAACTCAGTGATAAGTAGATTGAAGAATCCTGAGATAGATATAGACTTCACACAAAAAGCGATTCTAGAAAAAGGAAAGTCCAAATTAAAAGTTACGATGGAACACTTTCCTCACAGGATATTCAAGAAACCCACTCGAGATGGAAATATTTTAAATTTCATCTTGAGTAGAAATCTGGATTATCAAGTAGAATGCGCCAAGATAGTACAAACCACAGGAGCCCCTTCAGGGTTCCTTAATAGATTAAACATATGGATGAATTATAAGCCAGTCAGTGTAAAGAAAACCTGTAAAGACTGGGCTTTACGCCCGATGGAAGTATTAAAACAGCGAATGCCTTTAGGAAGATTAAAAACCTGGAATGGGAGTTACTGGGATCTCTTAGGAGAAGTAACTGTAACAAAGAATTCAAGCGCAGGGCCTCCCTATTTCAAAAATAAAAGTGAGGTTTGGCCCGCTATAATGGAGGACCTAGGGACTATTTTAGAGCATTTTGGGAAAGGAACACTGGGGGATTGGCTTGGCCAAAACCCCATTTATCTGTTAGCTGAATGCAAAAACAAAGCGGACAGGTATAGAGTAGAGGATTTGGACAAGAAGTGTAGACCGTATTTTGCGTTTTCTGCGCCTTTCCAACTCCTCTATAGTTTCCTATCTCAAACGTTCAGTAAGGCCCTATCTCTCTTTCATGAAGAGGATGAATGTTACAATGGATATGGATTTAGCTTTGCCCATGGGGGGGGAAGCAAAATCCTAGATAGGTTTAAGAGATTGAAAAGAGGAGAGAAAACAATGTTTGTGTATGGAGACGACGTGTGTTTAATTAGTAGGGACAAAAACGGGGCTCTATGGAGCGTAAATGCAGATTTTTCTTCTATGGATGCGTCTATTGACTTAGACACCATAGACATCGCTCTAGAGTATTTAAAAGCGTCGTTTGTAAAACAGCATGGAGAGAACAGTTTCTGGAACGAAGTGATTCGTTTATGGAAGATTGCAGCCACTGAGAGTAAATTTTTGGTGGAAGGACATCAAGTGTATGAAAAGACAGGCAGTTTGAGAACAGGAGTAGTAGGGACCACCTACTTTGATACTGTGAAATCAGTCTTATGCTATGAGGCTTTGTTACAGAGCAAAACCAATATCATGGATGAAAAAGCGGTAGTGAAATTCTTTTCCAAAGAATGTGGTCTTGAAGTGAAGAAAAATACCTGGAATGTAACTGCAGTGGATGAAGATCCTCAAGAAGGGGAGTTTGTCATGCAAGACAAATGGTTAGGAACCCTCTTGAGAATGGAAAAAGGTCTTACGTCGTTAGAGCCCATACCCTTCGTTCCACCTGAAGACGTAGCCAAGCTGTTAACAAATCCCCGGTACAATTCGAACTATAGCAAAAGTAGAACACATAATCAAAGGCTTCTCCTAGACACCATGAGAGGGTACACATTTCTCTGTGTTCATGAAGAGCACATAGACCTGTGGAATGCCATCTGCGATGCTCATAACAATGCAGATGGAGAAATACTCACTCAAAGAGTGCAAGCTGGAAAAGGAAAAGGGGAGAAACCCGAGTTAGTGCAACTAACTGGGGAAACCTTTGAATGGCCCTCCAGTGATGGCTTTCCAACCCTGAACTTCTGTAAAAACGTTTTTCTATCACCCGGAAATCTTCTGGGTGATGGGGAATGGATTTATTGGTTTCCAACATTGAGGAAGGAAATCGATTTATTCAAGAAAACGCATGAGAGAGTTCAAGTGGTTAAAATGAAGGAAATACAAGAAAATGCCACCTGGTCTAAAGAAATGGAATATGAAGCGGCCCTTGAACAAGTTAGCTTAGTTGGACAGACACAAATAAAAGAAGTTTTCGATGACCCCACAGCCCTAGTGAATCGGATAAAGATAAATAGCAAAATCACATACAAAAAGCCAGAATCTGTAGAGAAGAAGAAATCCAGAATAGCAGGCTTAGTGGAAGACGAATATATAGAATCCTTTAAATTAGACTGGATTCTGATGAGCTTCGCACATTACAGCGACGATTTTGTATTCAGAACACTAAGAGAAATGGGCTGGTATCCGCATGATAAAAGAATAATGAAGAAGATCCCTGTAACGACGGTAAGTAAAGAAGATTACGGCAATTACTACTACCTATGTAAAGAGTTTAGAATGAAAAGCATAGCAACACCAAACTTTATAAAGGCTCCCAATACCAACTTGTTGGTGGAAGTCTCCAAGAATCTCCCAAATGAATCTCAGCATATGGACCCTGTTAGTAGGGTATCCAGTGCCTTTAATTTTGTAGGAAGTCCTTTGAAGAGCACCAACGTGGTTGTTAAGAATTCTCCTGGGCCCATTATAGAACATCGAGTATATACAGAAGATGGACAGTTTGAGAAGCGCTGCCAAGCCGGAAGCAGCAAACAAGCCCGTATAACTTTATTCGAAGAACTTTTGAATGAATTGTTGAATTTAAAAGAAATACCTCAGGAAGTA